GCGCGGGTGATGGGTGGGGGTATGGCTGAAATGGTATGGACAGATCCCCCCTACGGCGTGGCGGTAGGTGATAAAAATAAATACCTCAACTCGATTGCTCCGAGCAATCGAGTTGAGGAGAATGGCGAAATTATCTTGGATCCTTTCTCTGGTTCTGGCACAACCATCATAGCCGCCGAAAACCTTTCCCGTCAATGCCGCGCCTGCGAGATAAGCCCACCATATGTTGCGGTAACATTGCAACGCTACCAAGACGCATTCAACATTACGCCGGAGTTAGTATCATGACCCCCCAACACGATGCCATTCTGGCGGCAGGGCAGGAATATGTTAAACGCCTTGCAGAATGGTTGCAAAAAAACCCAAATGCAAACGAGGCAACCGTCGCCCTTGCGATGGCAAATGGCGAGATTCCGATAGGTGAGCCAAGAGGAGACGGCCGTCCTACAAAACTAAACGAAACGACACACCAGATCATTATTGATGCTGTGAGAGAGGGGGCGTATTATGAAGATGCGGCGAATGCGGCGGGGGTTGAATATAGAACACTCCGCAATTGGTGTACACGAGGTGAGAGAGAATCAGAACGGCGCAAAAGCAAACGCGTAAAAGACGGTACAAAACAATGGGAACATGAGGAAAAATACTTTCAGTTTTTTCACGCCTTAAAAAAAGCAGAAGGGGATGCGGTCATTGGGAATCTTGCTGGAATAGGCAAGGCGGCGAAAGATGGACATTGGCAGGCTTACGCCTGGAAACTGGAGCGACGATACCCGAAACGATACGGCCGTCATCACCATACAGCAGATATTACCAGCGATGGAAAACCTATTCCTATTGCTATTGTCAACATGGACGTATCAAAATTAAAGGGTAGTGACGAATGACGGCCGTTATTGCTATTTCAGAAGCAGGATTTATTACCTATGGCGGAGCGCGTGAAGCGTTTTATGATACCTCGCCAGAGGTTATGTTATCGGGGCCATACGATACGGGGAAAACACTATCGGCATTGCACAAATTAAACATCTTAATGGGCATGTTTCCAAACGCCCGCGCCTTAATGGTTCGCAAAACCTATAAATCACTTATCAATTCTGTTGTTGTGACGTGGGAACGAAAGGTGCATAATGAACGTATCGGGCTTGATCCTACCTATCCAATAACCAAACATGGGGGTAGCAAGCCAGAATGGTATGACTATCCCAACGGTTCGCGCATCGTTTTAGGCGGGATGGATAACCCGCAAAAAACGCTATCAGCAGAGTATGATTTTATTTATGTGTCACAAGCCGAAGAATTAATAGAGGATGAATGGCAAGCGTTGACCCGTGCCGCCTCAGGGCGTGCGGGGAATATGCCCTACACTCAGGTCATGGGGGATTGCAATCCAGACGTACCCGAACACTGGATTTTGCAGCGGGAAAGAATAAACCTTTATGAGTCTCGCCACGAAGATAACCCCACTATTTTTGAGCGAGATGAGTTTGGAGAGTTGACGGGTGAGTATGAAATGGGGGGCGGTTCACGAATGGCAGCACTTGACGCCATGACAGGGGTGAGGTACAAGCGTGGCCGATTGGGTTTGTGGGTTGGGCGTGAGGGGCAGGTGTACGAATATGATCCGGCCGTTCATTTGATCAACTTGAAAGACTGCCCCCTATTCGTGAACCGTTACCGTGTTGTTGATTTTGGATTTACAAACCCATTTGTTTGTCAATGGTGGGGAGAAGATGGAGACGGCCGTTTGTATATGTATCGTGAAATATATATGAGCCAACGTACAGTTAAGGTACACGCAGAACAAATCAACAAACTGAGCGAGGGCGAACGGTATGCCTTGCCGTCTATTTGCGATCATGACGCAGAAGATCGGGCAACTCTGGAAGAAAACGGGATTCCTACTATCCCGGCGATTAAATCAGTACGGCAGGGTATTGACGAAGTAACAGAAAGGCTTAAGATATTAAGAGATGGCAAACCACGTTTGTATATTTGCCGTGACGCACTGGCTGAAGCCGATCCTGCTATGAAAGCATCGCGGCGACCGACTTCTACTGAACGCGAATTTTCGGGATATGTTTGGCCTACTGTGAAAACTGGCAGGGCGGCAGACGAAAAACCCGTAAAGTCGGACGATCACGGGATGGATGCCATGCGGTATATGGTTATGCAGTTTGCTAATAAAATAGACTATGATGTTTACAGAGGGTTGGGCGAGCTTGACAATAAACCTATTTTTGACAGGGGAGTAAGTGACAGATGGCGATAAGACGAAACGACAACGGGACAGTATTAAACAGGCCACAAACGCAAAAGAAACGGGCGGGCGTATTTGGCGAGATAGGTACATCGGGAATTGAAGCGTGGTCGGGTATTATCCGCCAGGCATACATTGCCGATCTAACGTGGCCGAGTGCATGGCCTACGTACAGTCGGCTCTATCGCGCTGACGATGAAATTACGATTATCCGCCAGGGTTATACCATGTTTGCACGGCGACTTGACCTGACAGTAGAGCCGCCAAAAGACCCCAGTGATGACGATTTGGCTGTCGCCGAATATGGCTTGCAGATGTTTGGTGAAATGGAGGGCGGGTCACATTCGTTTATTGAAACGGTAATCAAGACGGCATTCTATGGATGGACATGGTTTGAAACGGTGATGGGGATGCGAAACGGCCGTAACTTTGATGGCTGGGTTAGTCAGTACGATGACGGATTGCCGGCTATCCGCAAATTGGCATTCCGCGATCATTCCTCATTTGTCCGGTGGGATATGGATGATGCGACGGGTACACTTCACGGGATGGAACAGATGGATGCACCTAACCCGTCTATCGTTATTCCGCTAGACCGATCAATACACGTCACTTACGGCGACCCCAGCAATCCAGAGGGATTGTCACCTATGGAGGCACTATACAGATTAGAGCGCATCAAATGGGGATTGACGAATATTTTTGGTATTGGTTCTGAGCATACAGCGGGGCATTTGTCCGTTACTAGCGAGAAGCCGTTGGGAGACCTAGACACGCCTGTCATTCGTCAAGCGGCGCAATCAATACAGGCGGCACAAGAGAACAACTTTGCTATGTGGCCGCCTGGTGTGAATGGCGAACTTATCGACACTCCATTCTCGGCAGCGGCTGTGCTTTTGGAAGGAATCAAACACTGGGGCATGTTGAAGCTCCAAATATATAATATGCAACATGTCGCTATGAGCACCACCTCTGGCGCGGGTTCGTTTGCCGCCATGAGCGACGCGTCCGCAATGGCTGTCATGATGTTTAACGGCATGATGGAAGGGATGTTCAAACAGGTGAGCCAGCAGGTGGGCGAACAATTATTTAATCATCCGCTTGTGAGGAAACGCTATCCAGGCATGACCGGACTCCCCACTGTTGGCGTGACAAAGATTGAAAAGTCAATCTCACTCACAGAGCTGTCAACATTCGCCAATCAAATGTTCCCCATCATGCCGATGGGTGACGATGATATTATCGCCATTAGAAAAAAATCAGAATTTTTGCCAACAACGCTACCAGAGGAAACGGCCGTTTCCCCCACCCCGCCAGCATCGCAACCAGACGATGAACCAGAAGAGGGTGAGCCAGATGAAGATGACAGTGCAGAATTCCACGTCTCCGATTGGTGGGCTTTGCGACAAGAGATTTTTACAGATCGCAACCTGCAACAGGATGATTTAATTAAATTATTAGACGCTGCAACAACGCGCGGGGACTTGAAGATGATTCGGCATGAATTGGCGCAATCGAAAACAGATAAAAAAATTGTCAATGATTATGGTGATGAAATCGCATTGCTGGTTATGAAGGCGGACGACAGGAGATTGACCAAGCAAGAATTTATAGGCAAGATGCGCGAAACTGTATTCAATAATATTGAATTGATGTTTAGGCGCGGAGCGAATATAGATTCACGACAGTTATTATTGCCACATGAAATCGATGTATTAAACGAAGAACTTGAAACTCACTTTGACAGCATTGAAAAAATGGCAGACGAATTATATGACAATGAATAATGACGCGATTGAATTGGGTCGCTTGCTGGATGCCTTGAAGAAAAGGTTGCCTAACCTTGCAAACCGCATACGCATTTGGAAAAATAAACTTTTTGGCGTGCGCACTCGGGGGCAGGTTCAAATAAGGACAGAGGTGTTTCTTATGTGGGAGTTGGGTCTTACCGAAAAGCATTGCGTTGATTGTCTTAGATTGAACGGACAAATACATAGTGCTTCGGCATGGCGCGGCGCAGGCATTCAACCGCAATCACCCGATCTTGAATGTGGGGGCTGGCACTGTGATTGTGAGTTGATTCAAATGCCAAGCGATTATGACGGTGGGGAATCGGGAGAATTTTAATTTATGTATACCAAACCTACCATAACAAAAGAGAAACGGCCGTTGTCTCCCGCCGAAATCAATCTAATAAGGCGCGCCCGCAGTCTCGCCCGCACGGGCGATAGTATACATAATTTACAGTTTGTTGTGACGAATAGGGTTTGGAGCTTGTCTGTCGATGGTGGCAAGCTGGAGAGGTTGGGCAATAATGAATGACGTAGCACATGACCTTAAAAGTTTTGTTGTAGATACTAATGCTATTGAAAATCTTCGTGAGGTAATGATTACCACATTTCCTACTATAAAAATGTACGGGGTTACCGTATCGCAGATGGATATAGATGAGAAGATGACGGAATATGGGCGGTCATTTAATCACGGCCGTCCACGGAAGGTATCTCTTAAACGGCCGTCTCCTCAACTGAGTCGTAGAAAATTAGAGACTTTCAGGGCATTGGCAATATTGGAAAGCACTATGAGGCAAAATGAATAGGTGTAAATCGTGCAAACACTGGACAGAATCGGAAGATCATTTCCTCTCGCACTTGATGAAACCCTATGATTGGGAGGCTGAGGAACCTATGAAATTTGACTTTGAGGTGCGCTACTGTGATTCACCCTCGCTTTTGTTTTCTCAGCGACCGCTATATGCAAATGAGGCAGCCGTTGCAGACGCAAGCGACTATATGGCATCTATGCTGACAGCAGAAGGGTTTGGGTGCGTGAACTGGGAGGAATCGGGAAACAATGAACGACAGAAAAGCCAGAAAGAAGAAAAAAGAACGAAACAAACATTTTAGACGCTTGCAGCAATCTAACGAGATACTGCAAAGGGCGGGTATGTCCGATGAGGACATTGTAACCGGACGATTGCAGAATCAAATGCAACAGACGATGAATGACACGCTGTTGATAGGTAGGCTTATGACCGCCTGTGGTGAGGTGTTGCGTGATGATTTTGGATTTAGTCAGGGGCAATTACGAGAGTTTGCAACGGCCGTTTCTGTGAAGGGACGAGAAATGGCAAAGGATCGGAATGATGGCGCAGCAACTAACGGCGGATGAGTTTCTTTTGATTGCTATCAAAAAAGAGTTTGTTACCAAGAAGGTAGCCAGGGTTAAAGTCAGATTGCAGCTTGGCGATCTTACCATCGAAGAGTCGGGTGTTGAACTGGCGTTTTTTCTTAGAGAGATGGGTAGCATTACTACCCTCGAGGAGATGGGCAAGTGGAAAGATCGGCAGCATTGGTTATAGATGCTTGACACTATCCCCCTCCCTACTGTAAAATAAGAACAAGCGAATATTAACGGCCGTCCACCATAGCGGCAAGACTGGCGACACAATGACACAGCCCGTATCTAATTTAGATACGGGCTGTTTTTGTTTGGAGTGCTATGACTACTAATTTATTTATGATTGATTTGGCAGGGGTTGACTTGACAGAAGGTCAACCGTTTGACGGTATGGCGTTTGGCGAATTCATTGACATGATGGGTAGAGAGGTAGAGCTATCCATCGACGATGCAGATACATTTGTCACCAATACACAAGCCGCTATTGATGCCACAAAAACAGAGGGCGGCGAGTTGGTTGGGTTGCCTATTGATGCCGGAAACCATGACAAGGGGGATGCGGCTGGTTGGATTGTAGCCGTTGAACTAGTAGATAAAATCATCCGCTTTACTCCCAAATGGACAAAGATCGGCATTGAATTGATAGGTGAGGGATTACGACGTTTCTTCTCCCCCACCGTCAATAATCGGGATAAGGTCGTTCTGGGTGGGGCGTTAGTAAATTGGCCTGCCACAACCGACGCAACGGGCAAGGTGCTACTTCGCCCGATTGAACTATCACAAGAGTTGCAATCATTCCAGCATTTTGATGACGGCGCACCCCCTACAAAAGAGATGACGGGGGGGGAGCATGACTTTGAAATGGTCGTTGGTAACGGCGTGACTTATGCTCAGGTTGGCACACAAGAGCCGCTTCCATTTTCTGTTACAACTACATCGGACAGCACCACTGGCTATATAAACGTAAGTGCTTTTGACAATGTGAATAGCGGGGGCAATGAGCCACCCGATAATGATGTCGGTGACATCGAAGAGGAAGATATTATGACAATTGAATTAACACAAGAGGCTCTTGACGAACTTGTGGACACGCGAGTACGTGAAGCCCTCGAAAATCATGAGCCGGATGGCGATACGGTTGATTTGAATCAATTGGCGGAGTTGATGGGTATCAACATTGACAGTGCGGCCGATGGACAAATTAATCATTACAAGGAGCTGGCAGAGCTGGCACAGCAGCAGGCTGAAATGAAATTCAAAAATCAGCTTGCAGAGTTGCAGCGGTCTAATCGTTACGCCGAACTGGCGCAGCGAGTGACGGGCGGGTCGCCAGACGTACCGCGCGGCGTTCCTGTTGATCCCGATACGCTTAAATCTGAATTGATGAAATTGAATCCAGAGCAAGCGGAATTTTGGGGCGGGTTGCTTAGTACCATCACCAAAGCTGGTTTGACGGAGTTTACAGAGTTGGGGCATGGCAAGCAGGTCAAACAATTGTATCCCGTGCCTGAACATGCCGAACGGATTTTGGAAACGGCCGTCAAGGGCAATCCAAACCTTGATTTTGAGGCATGGTTTGAAGCTGCTGGGTTAGATAGCCCGTCCAACTACGATCTTAGTAAATATAGGGAGGTGAAATAATGGCTGATTTAACAGCAGATGCATATGTCAAAATTCAGGGTGAGGCTACATCCGAAATGTGGGTGTTGGATAATTCAGTCGCTCAGACAATCTACAAGGGTCAGCCGATGATTCTGGACATATCGGCAGATACGGTTTATGTGCGTGGCTTTGTAGATGCGACCGTCGTCGCCTCCGATGATATTTTCATCGGTATCGCGGCCGAAGGGGCAACCGTCGCCACCGCTGATACTGAAACGGATAATGAAATTGAAATTTTTATCGAGCCTACAATCGTAGGGATTCCGGGTAGCACTTTCACCGACGCCGATGTCGGTGACACGATGTACATGAGTGACAGTGCTACATTATCGGCTACAGCAGCCGATAATCCAGAATTAGGGACATTAAAACGGGTGCGAGACGGTTTTCAGTATGTGCGTCTTGTTAGTCCGAAAGTGACAACGGGAGCATAATTATGGCTATTTCTGGAAACTTACCGAAACACCTTGAAGTCGCCGCACGCACGGGCGTACTGGGGGCAGTTGCACAAGATGATATGCCATATCGGCGTGTCGCTCTGGAGGTTGACCTAACAGCCGCTTCGACTACGTTTGTTGATTTGGGCGGGATGCCAATCCCAACCGAAGATCCAGCGGCGGTTGATACGATGATTGAGAAGGGGAAAACGGTTGCGCCTGAGGATTGGCATTTGACCGTTTCTATTTCTCAAAATGCGATTGACGATGATCAAACAGGAATGCTAGAAAGTCGTTTTCGTAATGTCTTACCAGCGTTTCAGCGACATATCAATGATCGGACATTTGTTGTATTAAATGCTGGCGATACGTCAACATACGGCACGGGCATCACCAATGAGACAGAATTTTTTGCCGATGCTCATTTGTATGTGGGTGCCAAGAATACCACCTCACAAGACAACCTGGCGGCGTTAACCTTATCTCTTGACAACTTCAATACGGCATGGGTCGCCTTCTCTCAATTCAAAGACGATCAAAGCAACTACTACAATTTGAACGGCAGTTTACTGGTTTGCCACCCGACCAACAATGTCATAGCGGCCAACATCACAGGCAACAACCAGGCAATGGATACCGCCAATCGTGAAATGAATCCATATACAGGAACGCAGTATTTTACCGTTCCTCAATTTGATACAACCGCATGGGTTTTGATTGATGAGGGTTATCCCGTGAAGCCAATTTTTGTAGCAATTCGCAAGCGGCCAGAATTACAGGATATGTGGTTTGATTCGCAGCAGCCAGACGGCGGCAAGCATTATTTCAAATATCACGGCCGTTATGTGGTTGACTACGGCGATCCTTTGCTCGCATATATGGGAAATTCATAGGAGGCAATCATGGCGGTAACAAACTTGGATTCTCTTACTCTGTCCGATACGCTTATCTATGGTACGTTGAATGACGGCACGACCGCATTAACCGCATCGGTTGCTGAGCTTAACGCCGTTGCTGATGTTTCGGCAGGTGGTATTGTAGACGCGACGGCCGCAACATTAACGGTAACGGCCGCTCTTCATGCCAATAAAATCGTCACGCTAAACCGAGCGGCGGGCGTGACCGTAACATTGCCCGCTGCAACGGCCACCGGACACATTTATCGTTTTGTTATTGGCACTGCCGCAACGTCAAACGCAAACATCATTGAAACTTCTGCTACCTCTGAACACATGACCGGCTCATTACGAGCGGTTGACGATGACGTAGAGGGGGCAACGGGCTTCCAATGGAACGCCGAAACAAGCGACGATACCATCACAATGGATGGCACGGCAACGGGCGGCAAGGCTGGCGATACGATTACCATTATCGACTATGAAGCTACAAACTTCACAGTTGACGGACACCTAACGCAAAGCGGTGGCTCAGAGGTTACACCATTTAGCGCGGCGGTGAGCTAATGAAGATGCGCGTAAGGCCGGACTGTAAACATTCAATAATCAATGCCTTTGCGGGTCGGGAGTTTGTAAAATACGAATGGCGTGACGTTCCTGTTGGAAATGAGGTAGAGGCAGGAAGTCACCCATTCTTGGAAATTCAATCGCCCGACGACGAAGTTGATTTCACTCTTCCCCCTGGCTCTATAGATGACGCTTATCCTAAAGCCACGCCGTCAAAGCCCGCAGCTAAAAAAACGGCCGTTAAGAAGCCACCGGTTAGACGCAAGCGCAAACCAAAGAAGGCAGCAAAAGGGCGTGGTAATGGTTAAATCACAGTATCTATCAGGCACGACAGACGCAGCAGGCGACGCCACGATCAACGCGACAGTTCCGGCTTACGGCCGTTTGGTGGCTGTTGAATGGATTGATGGTGACTTGGCCGATGGCGTTGACGCGGTGCTATCCGTTACGTCAACAGATAGCAGCGTTGATAATACGCTGTTGACTTTGACTGATGCCAATATCGACGCCTGGTATTACCCTCTCGCAGCCGCACATGATAACGCGGGCGCGGGCGTGACGTTTGACGGCGCAAATGAAATATATGTGCAGCAGGTTGTCAATGGAATGCTTAAGCTGGTTATCTCTAGTGGCGGTGATACCAAGACCGGCGGCGCGGTTGTCTACTATGAGTAAGCGATGGCTCTAGCTACTAATTCATACGGTTCATTGGCTGAAGTTGCGGCATTGGTGCCACGATATGCAAACAAGGCGGGGATGTTTGATGCGACTACAAACCCACCAGCTATTCGTGTTGAGCTAATGGTTGATCGCATTTCTGCATTGGTAAATGGATGCCTGGCATCTATCGGATTTCAAATACCGATTACGCAAACGGACGCCGCCCTGATTATGGACAATATCGTCGTAGAACATGTGGCGATAATGGTTGAGGGTGTCAACGGCACGGGTCGATATGCTCCGCAATCCAAAGCGATAGCCAAGCGTTCCCCGATTGCCATCATTGATGAAGAGATAAAAACGTTTTTAGAGGGCATTGCACCAGGATTAGAGGATTTGGGCGCAAGTCGTGAAACGTCGGTCATGGGTCGCATGGGATTCCGTCAATTCGATAACGCTGGGGATGAGGTTACGCCAATGTTCCAGCGTAAGGCGTTTGGTAATAAGATTAAGGATTGGGATACGGCATGATATATTGGGAATTTCTCAAGTCGCTAATGAGGCATAAATATTATGTATTTTTGGCTGGATTAAAAACGGGCGTTCCTATCTGGCGGCTAATTATCCATGATTGGCAAAAGTTTACGTTGTCTGAATTCCCCCAGTATGCCCGTTATTTTTTTGGTGGCAAGCAGGAAAAGGACAAAGAATCTTTTATGTTGGCTTGGTTGCATCATGTTCATTACGGAAAGCATCACTGGGAACATTGGCTATTAAACCCTAACTATAATTTTTCAACGGGTATCAACGGGAAATTACCAATGCCAGAAACCTATGTGCGAGAAATGGTAGCGGACTGGATGGGCGCAAGTAAAACTTATACAGGTTCCTGGAATATGGCTGTATGGTTGTCTAACAATGGGTCACGCATGGAAGCGAATATGCACAAAGATACGATAGATTTGGTTCATAAGGTTTTAATCGAACTAGACTACTTTTTTACAGATAACGCACCTTGGATTTGCATGTATGGGCATATTGATAATGCGGAGATGGCATGACGCGCTTTACCGTCGAATCGAGGCCGACCTTTAGGGATTTAGGCGGGCGGTTTGCAAGGGCAAATGATGACTTGCTTGATATTCGACGCGAAGAGCTACGAACAGAGGGGCGGTTTCTTGTCAACCTTACCAAGAAGAAACTAAAAGACAAAACCGCTCCATACAGTAGCTCTAAATTAGAAAATGCTATTCGCTTCAATACGCGCAGCGACGGTCAAACGGTACGCTTGTCGGTGACAACGCCATCACAGGCGGGGCCACATAAAATCGCGCCACTAAACGCGCAGGCATTGGCATTTAACTGGCCGCGTGTCGGCATGATGACTTTTGTCCCACGCGGCGGCGGCTTCAAAACGCACGTCAGGGCGGGGCAACTGTGGGTAGGTAAAGGTTATGTAGATCATCCTGGCGGGTCGCTTGTACCCCTATTTACGCCATTGCTAGAAGATGCGAATAGTGAGTGGAGTAACACGCGCGGGCGCGCGGTATTGAATCGGATTAGCTTGCGTTACGTGAAGTCAATTACATAATGGCTACTGAAAAACAGGTAGAAGAGGGTATGCGGGATAGTTTCTTAGAAATATCAGAATATTTTGACGGCGATTCCGTGCTGATTAATGAGGCTATATTTCTTGATAAATCAATTCAGTATATGCCCGCCGTCAACATTTTAACAAGCGATGAATTTACAATCATTCAGGATGCACCAACGGCAGAATTATCATATCCAAAGCCTGTATTACTATACGTCGCTTTTGTAGATTGGAAAGTTTCCCGTGACCAATTCAGGGATGTCAGGCAGGCGGTGTTTGATAAATATAACGAGGTAGGGACGGCACGAAGCGCGGGCGGTCTGGATGGCGTGACGATTGATAACATCCGCAACGTATCAAATATTATCGGCATGGGATACGCAGGTGAACCTGCCCCCGTGCAGCCCGTCTATCTGGTGCAGGAACTTGTTTTCGAGGTGAATTTGTTCTAATGGCAAAAAAGAAATCATTATCATTTATCACCTATGAGGTATTGATACCTATCAAAAACGACAAAACGGCCGTTTCCTTTGACGTTGGCGAGACGGTAACGGTAAAGGATTTTAGTGCAAAGGTGATTAAAAACTGGCTGGATATAACGCCACCGGTTTTAAGGATTAAAAAATAATGGCGAGTCAAGCTGTTAATAAAATTCGAATTACGCCAATAATAGATGAAAATGTGCGCATGGGTATGTACAACGTATTTTTGAATGACATTGATATATCATCATGTGTGCGTGGTGTAACGTTTGATCATGAGGTGGGAATGGCTCCAATGATAACGCTAAAATTGATACCTGCATTTTTTGAAATCTCAGAAAACATGGGAATGCACGTAAGGGGTCATATTGATGGAAGTGATTTTATTTCTAGTGCAATTGAGGAAATAAAAGAGGCTGTAAAATAATGGCGGCTACCGCATCTGGAAAAGACAAGATATTACGCTGGACGCGGATATATGTCGGTGGCTACGACCTCTCCGGTGATTCTCGCACGTTTTCAAGTGCTGACATCATTTATGGCGAGGCAGACGTGACGGGATGGTCGGAGGCGGTGACGAATTTTCTAAGAGACGGCCGTCTCGCAACGGGCATCCGTGGCTATCAAGCATTGTTAAACGATGCGACAGGACGCGCCTATACCATCCTTCAGGCGGGCAATGCTCAAAACGTCTCATTGCTATTTGGCGGCGGTGGGGAGCCAGCCATCCCCGATCCAGCGTACCTAATTCCATCTGTACAAATGATGGATAACGCAACTATAGACGGCAATGTGGCAATGATTAACGCCGATTTTATCCCACAGGCGGGGGCGGTTGATACGGCCGTCGCCAATCCTTTTGGGGTTCTGCTTTCACCTGCAACGTCAATCAGCAGCACAACGACGGGAGCAAGTCATGACAATGAGGGTGCAACGACAGGCGGCTGGCATTCAATTATTCATATTACGGCCACCTCATCGGGTAATTTTGCATTTACGATTGAACACTCAACAGACGACAGCGCATGGGCAACACTAGGAACATTTACAACGACAGGCGGCAGCGTGACAAGCGAATATCTGTCAGGTAGTGGAACCGTTAATCAATATACTAGATTTTTAGCAACACGAACGGCAGGAACGGTTACGCCTGTTGTTTCATTTGCAAGGGGTTAAAAGATGGCAACCGGAAAAAACAAAGTTGAACGAGGTTTTAGACTTCTTTTTGATGACAGCGGCGGTACAGCGCGCGACTTAAGCGGGGATTTAGTCCCTGGCAGCGTATCGGGCGGCGGATTGACATTTGATGAGGCAAACATGACGGGCGTGAGTGAGGCGGTAAATAATTTCTTGCGCGGTCATGCGACCAGCGAGATAGCCGCAAACTTCCACATGAATGACACGGCCACGACGGGGGCGACTACCGTCCTGAATGGTCAATCACTGCCATCTGTGGCAGGAACTGGAACGCTTACGCTTCAGTGGGGGGCGTCTAGCGCAGCCCCCACAAATCCAGATCCTGAGTGGGAGGGTGAATATATTTTATTGTCTAGTAATATCGCCCTTGAGGGTAATAAACATGTGCATCAGGTCGTGTTCAAACCTACCGGTAGCACGGCTCCCGCATTTGGAACCGTCGCATAATGATCATTCCCTGCCCCGTCGATGGTTTCACCGAACAAACGGCCGATAACAAACCCGTCTATTTTTTAGACGTGCCGGACGAATGGCTAGGTAAGCATCTATCTGTTCGTGACACGGCCGTAACTGGGTTGGCAAACGGTGAAGCGGCAGGGATGCCCATCGAGTTCAAAACATTTGCCATTTCATTAGCCCTTGCCGACAACTGGAACCTGCCAGGCGTAACGGGCAAAATGGAAAGCGTTGATTTTAATATGCTCAATTTGTCCATAATGGCGTGGGTGAATTATACGGTGTGGGGGAGCTTTAATAGGTGTTTTAATGTCCCAAAAAACTCATCACCTCCGTTACCGAATGGGTAGACGGAGGGGTAGGGAAAGGGGAAAGCGTCTGGACGTTTGATAATGGTGGGGCAATGGCATATATGAGCGGTAGCGTGTTTTCGATGTGGCAAGCATACAGGTACAAAAACATTCTACCCAGATCGGGCGGCTGGGAGAATCAGCCGCTTTTTGTTTTAGCACAGATTGAGGCGATAGATTTGATATACAGCACATGGCGATATATCAGATCGGATAATTCTGATTGGGGCAAATTATCAGCGACACAAACGGAGATTGTTAAACAGGTTGAGTTATGGCTAGTATAAAAACCGAACTAATCATCAGCGCAGTTACAAAAGGCTTCAAGGCCGTTGAAACTTCCGTTAAGGGTTTGGGGAAATCATTTGAAACGGCCGCCGAAAAAGCATCTACGGCTGGCAAGAAACTTGACGGATTAGATGTAGCCGCCAAAAATATCGCCAAAGCTGGATTAGCGGCAGGTGGTGCGGCTTTGCTTGCTTTTGGCAAGGCATCCATAACGGCCGCCTCTGATGTTGAAGAAATGCAGTCAAAGTTTGACACTGTTTTTGGTTCATTGGGCGGAGAAGTCACCGACGATTTGCAGGGATTTGCAGATGCTGCCAATCGTTCCATTTTTGACCTACAGGGATTCGCCGCCACGCTACAAGACACCTTTAAGCCGTTAGGGTTTGCCGGTGATGCAGCCGCCGACATGTCGGTCAATATGGTGCAACTGGCAACTGATTTGGGGAGCTTTAACAATATTGACACGGCGACGGTTGTCAACGATCTTCAATCTGCACTGGTTGGAAATACCGAAACTCTCCGCAAATACGGGATTGTTGCCAGTCAGTCAGCTATTGATAACGAGGCTTATGCACTCGGCCTGAACTTTACAAAAGGCAGAATGGACGCTCTGACAAAGGCAACGGCTATCCAGTCTATCATTATGAAGTCAACCGTTGACGCGCAAGGTGATGCGATTAAAACGGCCGATAGTTTTGCTAATCAGATGGTTGGACTAAAAGCCGCCGTGCAAGAATTGAGCGTCACATTTGGCGGGGCATTATTACCAGCGGCAACGGCCGTTGTCGGTAAATTGACGGAAGCGACCGATGTCGTCAAGGGTTTGCAGGGGCAAATGGGGCAGATGGCGGAAGCATCAGACGACGGCACCTCTGCATTTTCTAACGTGCTAGTTGTCATGAATGAAATTAATAAGGCGGTGGGTGGTATCCCCGTCGATGATTGGATTGCAGGGATACGCGGCGGCGAGAGAGCCGCTAATGCAGGGGCAATTGCTACAGCTGAACTAGCGGCGGAGATTGAAGAATCCGACAGCGTATTGGCAGCATTGACGCAAACAACGCTTGACAACATTGCGGCCGATGAAAGAGCTGCTGCCGCACATGATTTACTTGTATTATCAATACGCGACGGGTTAGATGATGGTGAGCGTTTAGCCGTTACATGGCAGGATGTGAAGGCGGCGGAAGAAGCGCGGCTTGAGACTGCCGAACGAATGAAAGAAGCTGATGAGGAAAGTGCATTGGCTTTATTTGAATTAGAACAGGCACAGGCGGGATATTTTCAAACGGCACTTGATGGCTCGCTGGTGCAAGACGATCTTAATAACGCCATCTTTGACGCAGCCGCAGCAGCGGGGGCAAGTGCGACAGAGTTAGCTTTACTTGGTGGGGCGTTGGGATTGTATAGTGAGGATGCTGTAAATGCCGCGCTTCAATCGGCGTTGATTCAGGCAAAGATAGCTGAATTGGCGGGGTCATTTGCACGGGGCGAAACCACTATCACCGAAATGAGGGCAGAGCTGAACGGGTTTATTTCTGACATCCAAAACGTTCCAACGTCAAAGACAATTGATTTTCATTTGAATATACCCAAGATACCGCCATCGTTAGGCGGTAGCGTTGTTCCTGGCGGTAGTGCCGTTGCAGCGGCTGGCGGGGCAGATTTTACCGTCCCCGCTGGCTTTCCCAACGATTCATTTCCGATTCTTGCACAATCAGGCGAGCATGTAAAGATTACACCAGCAGGGCAAAATGGAGGCGTTGGTGGGCTTACCGCCAATATAAACATTAGTATTCAAAACGGCGACCCTGCTACCGTCAGAGGGTCAGTGACTGACGGATTGCTAGAAGCGTATCGACGTAAGGGGGAGGTATAAACAGTGGGTAAGGCGGTATTTTTGGCCTCATTTGGAGCGCAAACGCTAAAAGATGGCACGGATTTTAAGCAGAAATCTGTAGACGACGGCGGAGACGTGCCGCGTACTAGTTTATACGAAACGATTGACGGCTCATGGTTTGATGCGGCCGCATCGGGTGCAAATACATTAGTGCCTGGTACTGTCTCGTGTGAGATAGCCGTTACAGGATCAAGCGATGCCAACTTCAAAACCAATACCAATCTGATTGACGCTCTGAACGGTACGAAGGCCACCTTGACGGGGACATATGCAGATGCGACCACAGTGACATGCACAGCGCGCTGTACTGTTGGCTCCGTTTCAATCAATACATCCTCTCATCTAATCCCCGTCGCATTTTATAGGTTGAGTTTTCAAAAAACAACAAGCTGGGCGTAAATTATGGGTAATGTCACCAACGTACAGGTAGAAATCTTCAACGGCTCCGATGTCAGTCAGGGGACGATTGACGGTGACAAACTGTTGAGTTTCAAAACTAAAGCCATGTTGAGCGGCATCGGGAAAGGCGAGTTTGTTGTCGCGCTAGATGATACGGAAAGCACGGCCTTGGTGACAAGAAACGCTATAGCCGTTCTGTCATTAGATACAACGCGCATCTCGGGCATCATTGTACAAGCATTTATTATTCAGGAAATCAAGCAGGATATTTTAGCAAGCGGCCGTGCCGTCTTGCGCGTGTCCGGTGCTGACATGCTCTATGAATGGACATATACCAACCTGGGTTATACGGTCATTGATGATGGTGCGGGGGGTGAAATATCAAATATTGTTGATAATATTGTAACCAATTTCGACCCAGGCATTGGCGGCGGCTGGGGTCATACCAATTTCCATTTTTCAGCGGGACAAGGCGATGGGTATCACGTCCCAAGCGCGGAGACAGCATGGCAAGCAATTAGTCAGCTTGGTGGGGCGCGGGGGATTTATTATTCGCTAGGATTAAATGATGCCTCTTATTCTGGCGTAGGCATTCCCGACCGCCGCATCATTGAGTGGGGTAGCTTCCAGGTCACAAACAGCCCCCCGCCGGCCTCTGTATTTGATACGATGATCCTGATGTTAGCTCCATCTGCAACGGGTGAGCGGCCAATTCTTGACGGTACGTTTAGGATTATCAATGAACCAAGTGAGGTTGTGACGCGGGTATATGTTTATGGCGCGGGGCAGGGTAATGACCGTTTTACATTGGCAGATAAAACAGACGCTGATCCTACCGGATTCACAACCACGGCAGCCGATTCTCTCATTGTAAATACAACGCTGGAAGCCGTTTCAGACCAGCCGCAAATCACGCGCGTGACTCATTTCTCGTCTATCAAGCCAGAGGATATTAGCGATGCCACAATGAGGGCAACGGCCGCCAACCAATTGTTACAAGCAGGCGTGTCCTATCTAACCGAACGTGATGGTTCTAATAAAGTTTATTATCAAATGGACACGCTCCCAGACGGCCGTCATATACCAGGCCAACTTGTCACCCTGACATACACACGCACTTCGCCGTGGGATAGTGCGGGGGCAGAGATCGATACAGACATTATATCAATCAGCGATACGTTTTTACTCCTCGAATATAGCACGACGATGGATAGTAATAACAACTGGGTAGCTACCGTTTTGTTGGGTGACGTGCCGGAATTACCAGAGCAGGGCGATAGCATGACGGCCAAGCGGATTGTCAAACTGGAGGAGACGCTTAGACATTCAACCTCTGGACAATCATCACCCACAAAACCCGTGGACGGTGATACTTACCTTAAATCAGCAGGATCGCCGCCGAACCTGACGGGTAACATGGTGGTTGATGCTGGCATCACGATTGACACGGTAGACATTAGTGCCGCCAATGCACAATCATTTTTGATGGTGAATGCAAGTAGCGAACATGAATTTGAACGCAGCGTTAACTTTAGTGCCGACTTTACCATTACCGATAACGGCGCAAACAGCACTTATGACATTGACCTCAACGCAGGATCGGGGGCATTGCATGACGCCTTAACGTTGGGTACAAATGCGTCCGCATTTCTTGAATTGACCGGCCAACTTTTAGGATTAGACACACAAACAGCCAATACGGGTTTCTTTGGCCCCACTACTGGCGTCGCGGCCGATCCCGCCTTTCGGGCGATGGTATTTGCCGATGTGCCAACAGACAGCGACCCCACGGGCGAGGCGGTATTAGCGAGTGATAGCAACGGCCGTTTAGGATTGGAGGGGTTGGGCATCCTGACCGCACCTGACGGCGACTATATCAAAATTACCAGCGGTGTGACGGCTATCGGGCTGGCGAATTCAGGCGCGGCGCGGTTGGAATTTACAAACGCGGTCACCGATTTACTAGAATTACATGACGGCAACTTTAACCTAGTAAACAGCGGCGTGACCAAATTGCAATTGCGATTTGGCGGGGATGTATCAGCGACAGAAAGCGACATATACGCCGCCGATGCAATGGGGTTAGCTGCTGACGATGATATAGCTGTATTCATAGATGCAAGCAATGGCAGTACTGCCCGTTCATTTAAGGTAATGAAAGACGCCGAGGATGTAGCCAGCGCAACCGAGCTGATGCGCGTAAATGAGAGTGGCGAATTATTGTTAGGGGCAACGGGCAACAGCGGAACTACTGTAGGGGTTACTATCAATCAGGCCAACCTTGATGACGAGGCTCTCGCATTGCAGGATTCAACCCAGATCGCCACCGGACATACAGCATTTACAAAAACGGAAACATACGGCCGTCTCTTAAAATGGGTGGGTGCATCGGGCGGCTTACGGGTTGAGGGGTTTACAGAGGCATCGGGCGGGTTGGTATTAATTGGACGCGCCACAAATGAAGTGACGACCGATACATCCGCCTCAACAGGGAACGTCATTTTACGCGCCGCATTAAAAAGCGGCGTATCGTCTACTACACACGGCAGTACCGGCAATTTATTGGTTGTTCAAAACAACGCCACGACACGATTCTTAATCAAAGGCAACGGAGACATTCATGCAACCAATACCGTCATAACGGCACTTGATGATTATGATGACGTAGCGTTGTTGCGAACACTTGACAGAGAAACAACTTTATCTGGTATGATAGAATCTAGTTGGGATAAATTTATAAATTATAATCGCTCTCATTTGGAAGAGGCGGGCGTAATTGTTGGTGATTTTATCAGTATGCAGGGACACCAACGATTAACGAGCGGAGCTATCTGGCAGCTTCACGAGCGATTGGCGGAAATGGAGGCGAAAATTGGCAACGTCTAAAGTAATAACATTAACTGACATCACGCAGGGGCGGCTATACATTGATCCGCTAAGCGACGGCAATCTAACCGTGCAACGCGACTACTCATTTGTGAGTGGCGATCCGCTTGTGGCAGAGTTATCAGATCGGGCGTTTGCTGCTGTCGTACCGTGGGCTGACGTGCCTGCAAATATCCAACAAGCACTAATTGATATTGACGCATGGACATATGAGCAGATTTTAGAAAGCGAGGACATGACATGAACGATTTAGAGGAATTGATTAATAAGTGGATAGCAAAACGAGATGATTTTATCGTGCAGGCAAATAATGAAATTGCATTAATTAACGGCCGTATAGCACAGTTGAAGGATTTGATTGAAGCTCAAGGGCAAGCGCAAGAATCCCAAAACGGCCGTGTAGATGATACGACAGCCATCGGTACGTTACCAGAGGAACTTGTCAATGAGGGCTAGGTTCGGGGTAGTTATTGGTCTACTGTCAATCGTCTTCGTTATCATGAGTATTGACGTATTGGCGGTTGATTATACCGAACCTATCCCCCTGCCCCAGCTAGGAACAGACACCTATTTGGGTGTAGTCGGCGGTCTATATCCGAATGGTTCCAACAATGTACCGAACGGGTATGCTGACGATGCATTTCTCGCCTTGCAAAATGACGACGATATACACGTTCTCTGTTTAGGTATGTCGAACATGAAATCTACGTGCGAGAATTTCATCAATAAGGCGGCGGGGGAAACGGCCGTTGCCAACAATGTTACAATCCACAATGGGGGTAGACCCGGACGCGCTCAGCAGGCATGGGGCGGCGGGGTAAGCGATCTCTATACCAACCTGAAGCGGGCGGGTGTATCGGTTCCAGAGGTCGATGTAGTGATCTATTTCAACGCGTGGGGGTATCCGTCTGGCGATTTTCAAAGCCATTATGACGAAATGTATGGCAGCTTAACAGAGACAATGGCGAATATCAATAGCGTCTATCCCAATCTGAAACTAATTTACGTCACATCCCGTGAATATGCCCCACCATGGGCAGCGTCGTTAAATCCTAACCCGTATGCCTATGAGGAGGGGTTTGCTTTTCGGGATATTGTGACGGGTCGAATCAATGGCAATCTGTCAGGCGTTCCGATTCTGTGGGGTGCATACCAGTACGATCCATCATGGCCTGATTCTTACTTCAAGGCATCGGACGGGGTGCATTTAAGCAGCGCGGGGCTAGATGTGGCCGGGCAACTGTGGCTTGATTTTTATTTAACACAGAGTTGGTTTGTTGACGGCAATCCGTCACCGACAGCAACGCCAACGGCCGTTTCCACAGCTACGCCGACAGGGGGGGCGACGGCAACCCCGACCCCCTTTCCAGCTACGCCTACCCCTGATGTTGAGCCAACCATGACGGCAACCAGTGGCGGGTGGCCTCCCCCCGATTGGTGTGAGACTCATCCACAATTACGGATGTGTCAGGAGAAATAGTAAATGGCTATTGTTGTCACGGCCGTTGGCGTAGGTACAAATACGAGTAGTAGCACTGTCGTTTCTGGTTCAGTGACTCATGACTCTGCCTCTGTATTTGTAGCTATAGTTTCCATTTATGATGTATCTGATACTGTATCTGGTGTGTCTGGAATGGGATTAACCTGGAACGAGGTTCCAACGGATAGTCCGCAGGCTATAAGCAATATGGAGCACGCCGTATTTGTTGCTTACGGCTCGGGTTCTAACGGTGCGGTAACCGGTACTGCTACCGGTACATCCAATAGTTTGCTAATTAGAATAATAGAAATTACGGGAGTGATTCAGCAAGCCGCTGAAGCAGACGAAGGTGCTACTGGCACTTCTACGTCATCTACAGACGATATAACGACCGTTACGGACGGGGCAGTAATCATTAGTTCACAGGTTTCTGCAAGAGCAATTACGAGCATTGATGATGGATTTACGACCTTAGATATTACAACAACGGCTGGCAGTGGCCCGACACTAATCAATCACGGGTCGGGTTATTTAATATTGGCAACGGCAGGTGCACAAACAAGCTCATATACTCTGGCGGGTAGTGCCAGGGATTGGGCTATAATTCTGATTGCTTTTGAGGAAGAGGCGGTGGGCGGCGCAGTAGCGATTATGACACCGAATAGGGGCATATGGTGAGGATAATATTATGAGTGACAATTTGATCACGCAGACAACTGTGTCAACAGTACCGAGCGGCAGCGTTATAGCAACAGAGGATATAGGCTCTGCTCATTATCAAAAAGTCGTAGTTGCATTAACCGACGGCACAACAATCAACGGCTTGCTTGACGTTGGGCAGTTGGCAATGGCGGCATCTATTCCCGTCGTCATTGCCTCCGATCAATCTTCGATTACCGTTGATTTATCAGCAACCGATAACGCGGTATTAGACCAGATTGAAGTTAATACCAGTTATGGAGACAACACGGGCGGCGGTGTTGAAGCTGGTTCATTGCGAGTTACGTTAGCAAATGACTCAACGGGATTACTATCTGTAGACGATAACGGCGGATCGTTGACGATTGATAACGCTGATATAACCACCATCGCAGGTGCGGTTTCTGGCTCTGAAATGCAGGTGGACGTAATAACATCTGCCCTGCCCACGGGTGCGGCAACAGCAGCTAACCAGTTGGCAGACGGTCATAACGTGACGATTGACAATGCCTCTGGCGGTTCGGCCGTCAATATTCAAGACGGTGGAAATTCGATTACAGTTGATAATGGCGGTACGTTTGTGGTACAGGAAGATGGTGCAGCTTTAACCGCCTTGCAATTGATAGACGACGCGGTAGCTACGCTAGGGACTTCTACTTATTCAGAAGCAACAACCAAAGGAAATATCATTGGTGCGGTTCGCAATGACACATTGGCCGCACTCGCAAATACAGATAACGAGATTGCACCTTTGCAGGTAAACGCCTCTGGCGCACTATACATTCAGGAAGGCACGGCACTAGATGTAAGTGGGGCAACGGTAATAGTAGACGGGTCTGGGGTTACGCAGCCAATAAGTGCGGCAAGTTTACCGTTGCCAAGCGGGGCAGCTACAGCGGCGAATCAATCCACTGGTAACACAAGCCTGTCAACTATTGCGGGGGCGGTTTCTGGCACCGAAATGCAGGTCGATGTTTTAACGATGCCATCGACGGCCGTTACCAACACAGGTACTTTTGCGGTGCAAGAGGATGGCGCGGCATTAACGGCTTTACAGTTGATTGATGATACCGTCTATACCGACGATACAAGCACACATGCCACCGGAACCAGCAAAGGGCTGGGCATGATGGCGGCAGCAACGCCAACCGATGGGTCGGTTGATGCAAATGACATTGGGATGCTTTCCATGTCAACCGACAGACGGCTGTTAGTTGATTCTCAAATTGTAGGCACGGATGCGGCTCTTGACGTAAGCGCGGCAACGGTAACGGTTGACGGCTCGGGGGTTACGCAACCAATAAGCGGAACAGTTACCGCTAATCTATCGGCAACTGACAATGCAGTTTTGGATCAAATAGAAGTCAATACCAGCTATGGAGACAACACGGGCGGCGGTGTTGAGTCCGGCTCGTTGCGGGTTACGTTAGCAAATGATTCAACGGGATTACTATCTGTAGACGATAACGGCGGATCGTTGACGATTGATAACGCTGATATAACCACCATCGCAGGTGCGGTTTCTGGCTCTGAAATGCAGGTGGACGTAATAACATCTGCCCTGCCCACGGGTGCGGCAACAGCCGCTAATCAATTGGCAGATGGTCACAATGTAACTGTTGATAATGCCTCTGGCGGTTCGGCCGTCAACATTCAAGACGGTGGTAATTCGATAACGGTTGACAATGGTGGTACGTTTGCCGTTCAGGTTGACAACATGGGGAGCGCGGTTGATACCAATAACTCAACTACAACGCCATTAGGGGGCAGTGCAACTTACACCGGAACCGGAACCGATATGTTGGGATATGCCGCCGTTGCCATTACGCTATACGCCGATGTGGACAGCGCGACCGATGGCATGACGTTTCAATTTAGCACGGATAACACAAATTGGGATGATATTTATACCTTTACGATGGATGTCTCCGCCAGCGATACGCGACGTTTTCAATTCTCCGTAACGGCTCAATATTTTAGAGTCGTTTATACCAACGGCGGCGGTGCACAATCTGCATTTAGAGTACAAACAATTTTGCACACGGTTGACATTGACACGTCAATCCACAGGTTGGTTGATAATGTATCGCCTGACAGATCGGCAAATGTTGTTAAATCGGCACTCATTGCACAGGCAGCGGGATCGGGCAATTTTGTACCAGTGGCGGCGACGTCAGGCGGCAACCTGAAAATGTCTGTACAAGAATTTTCAGACGGGGTTGACGTTGGCAATGGGGCGGTAGGTTCTGAAACATTACGGGTCACGATTGCAAGCGATAGCACGGGTCTGATTTCTGTTGACGACAACGGAGGTAGCCTCACAGTTGACAACGCAGCCCTAAGCATCGCGGGCGGCGGGGTTGAGGCTTCAGCTTTGCGTGTGACGTTGGCAAGCGACAGCACAGGGTTGTTGTCAGTCGATGATAACGGCGGATCATTGACGGTTGACGGTACGATTACGGCTAGTAATGCGGCGGGTGATGTAGCCCACGATGCGGCTGATTCTGGAAATCCCATCAAAACGGGCGCAAAGGCGGTCAACTTTGACGGCACGGCTCCAGGAACGGCCGTGGCAGAGAATGACAGAGTAAATCATATTGCTGATGTTTACGGCCGTCAATTTGTGGAAACGGCACACCCCAACCATTGGCATGTTTCGGCAGATTACGCAAGCGCACAAACAAACACAACCGTCAAGGCCGCACCAGGGGCAGGGCTTAAACTATACATTACCGACATTGTAATTAGCAATGGGGCAACGGCTGGAAATATTACGTTGCTTGACGGTTCCGGTGGATCGGTTGTGTTTGAATTATACCCAGCAGTCAGTGGCGGGGCAGCTATGCCATGGAGAACGCCGATTGATCTAACTGCTAATACGCTATTGGCAATTACCAGCACGACAGTAACAACACACTCAGTCACGATTAGCGGATACACGGCTCCATAATGACGCTTTTAATATTATTTGCCGGCTCAGATAGCGCAGTAGTTGTCATTATTGTCGGCGCGGCCGAAGATGCGGCGTTTGTGAGAAAGGCAAAATTGGCCGCTAATGTCAATAATGAGAGTGTGCTATATGGATTTGTCACAAAAGAAGAGGCGGCTAATGTGGATGAAGGTTTTGCGAGTAGCTAATCAGAGGCAACTATGGCGACAAAAGTAAAAGAATTACACAATGCAGATGTTGATTTTAGATATGTTATCTGGTGCGACCTGGACAGCACAAACGACGGCACGGCGGCAGATAATGGCTATCTGCAAGGGGCAACTATTAGCACATCCGTGTGGACGCTGGAAACGGGATTAACTGAGGTGTCAGAGGACAGCGCATCTGTCACGATTGGCGGCATAACCTACGACGTTAATACGGTGGCGACGATAAAGGTTAGCACGTCTAGTACCTATGTCGGGCAAACATTGACGGCAACCAACAAAATCGTAACATCTGATGCCCGGACATTGAATCATACATTATTGATTCCTATTGTATAATTAAAGGTATTTAACAGGTGATTGATAGGTGGTTGATAGACAATTGCCATATAATTAAAGGAGATTTGAAAGATGGATATTTTGGGAACGGCACTATTATTAGCAGTGGCAAATACAAAAATTGTGGATTTTTTTGCAAATCCCGCTAAACAAAAATACGCAAATGTAGATTTTTGGTGGCTTATTTATGTCGCACTAGCAACGGGGGCAGCAATTGCCTGGTTTGCTGACATCAATTTGTTTGCTGATGTAATCGCGGATGTATTAGCAGGTCGAATTTTGACGGCTGTATTAATTGGCGGAGGGTCTAGCTTAATCCATGACGTATTTGATAATTCATAATGGATAATGAATGGACACGGCCGCTTACGCTTTGCTGGATGAATCATTGCAGCAACTATCGGAGTACAGTCAGCGAGCGAAAGGCGGCTTGTCTTTTATACAACGCCAACAAATTTGTACTGAAATGATTAACATCCTATATCGTGTTGAGGTTTTGGTGGAATCAATCATAGGCGAGATGGGATGCGAGGAAGATAGATATGACCCCTGCCGAGATTAAACAAGCGTTTATGACTGATCATGAATTTCAAATACAAGAAGAAGTGTTAGACTTTGATGAATTAACCAATAGGCTGATCGCGCTGGAGCAGCAACACGAAATATCTTCGTTAGAGATATTCAAGAAATATTTACGTGGTGAACTGACAGATGACGTTATGACAGAGGCGTGGACAGGCTTGTTTTTCCTTTACCTAGGTACGGCTGAAATTAGATCGTATTCTTGTTAGATGGGGTAATGTATGACACCGGCTGAAATCAAACAAGCATTTGCTAGTATCTTTGCTGAAATCAAAAAAACACAGGAGCTAATCAGTCAAGAGCTAACATACAACCGGCTTCTTGCTGAAAAAAGGTTTCGAGATTTTGGAGAAAACAGTCAGGAATCAGGCATTATCTATCGCAAAACTTCAGGAACAAGTTGATAAACAGGCGAGATACTGGCAAGCAATTGGCGAGCCTGTACGTAAGAAGCATGACACGGGATACTTTCAAGATCGGGGCAAACTTCTAGCGCAGATTGTGGAATTATTCTCAATGGATGAGCTAACGGCCGTATGCTTTGAGATTGGTGTCTTTTGGGATACATTGGCAGGGGATACGCTTCAATACAAAACGCGGTCACTGATTGAAAGTTTGGAGCGGGAAGGGCAACTGTACAAACTGCTAGACGAATGTGGACGGCAGAGACCTGAGGCAGAATGGCCTATGCTATAGGCAAGAAAAGAGCCCTTAGTGACAACGTTCGCATAATTCGCAATCATTGCAGATTGCCGTGATTCTGCCACACAATGCACAATTTTCGTCATAGCGAGTACCGCCCCATTTACAACCAGGCCGTTCTTCGATTACCAGCTCCCCACTGGCGATCATATCCATCACTTCACCCTGCACGGGGGATTCCCCGTCATAGGGTGATAGGGGAATGGGTAATTGATGACGCCGTAGGATTAGTTGATGAATTCGTCGAATTAGAAAAACAAAGGAGATAAAATGGATAACCTAGAAAAAGCAAAGCAGTTGGCAAACAGACCCTATGTGGTGGAAATGTATCGGGACAACACAACAGATGGTAAGGGCTTTGTGTTTTTAGCAGTTAATCCAGAAATTAAACGTTGTAAAGCTCAAGGTCTAACAATGGAGGAGGCCTTAAGTAACCTAGATGATGTTCGCATTATCCTTTTTGAGCATTTTCTTGACCATAACTTGATTATTCCTGCCCCAGCATGGGAACCGGATTCAACCAAATCTGACTATTTCATAATATCTTTCAATGCCGTTTCCAATAATTGATCATCCGTTAAACAAGTGTCAAGCAAAGATTAGATACCCGAGCCGGCGTACTGCTAATCGTGACGCGAAATACAGAACCCAAAAAAGCGGGATTATTTTTGAGCCATATGAATGTCCTGTCTGTTTTTGGTATCACCTAACATCATTTGGATTTGTGGGGCAAGATCAAAAAGAAATAAAGAGGCTTTTACGGAGGTAGAAATGTGGCAAAAAATATTGTGGTATCTAAAGCAATTGATTCCATTATCATATTGGACAACATACACACAAAACGGCAACCGGATCATTGTATTTTGGCGCATGTGGTTTGGACATAGCTATGACATCCTCGAATTTAATGTTGAGCCTGTGTCCGAGCAAGAAGCTGCATGATCCACATCTGTCTCTGTCTTGTCACGATTTCCCTTGCCCTTGCCCCCTCCCCGCCGCCGCTTGATACATTGCCGCTATTAGTCACCGTGTACGATACCGCGCTGTGTGCGCCAAATACACCTTGTCTGCAAGGCAACGGAGATGGGTACTTTGCCAGCATGATACCTGTGTCTGGCGAATGGTATGGCCGCATGGCAGCATGTAACCCATCTCTATTCGGTCGCTGGCTTTCAATTGACGGCATTGGTGAGGTTTATTGTGGTGATAATTTTGGTATGATTGATGGCGTTCCTGTTGAAACAATTGTCATGATTGACGGGGAATGGGTGGCACGGATAGATACTTTTTGGCCTGTTGCAGAGCAAGGTTATCCTGATTGGAATTATTACAGGTTTTACAATTGGCGGGTGTTACCATGAGGCATAAATTAAGCATCATAAATCATGTAGACGATACGCTGAAGATGATCGGCTGTGAAACGTGTAGCCTCCGTTTTATGGTAGAGATTGCCGAGAACGGCCGTTTCGTTTCGGGCTCAAAGATAAACATCAATCCAGGTGATGTTGACGCGGCACATACCCTATTTTTAACGCCTGACGTTGATTTGGTTATGGATGTCAGGGTTGGGGTCGAACAGCCTTAAAAATCTTCGTCATTTTCTCATGATCAATTAGCAACAGGAAAATCACCTATGATTTGACCGCAATCTAAGCACCATTCAAACCAGATATAGTCTCCTGCCCCGATGCCAATATCATCTGGCACATAGCCCTCGAATTCAACCCCATCAATTTCACCACTATTTCTATCACTGCTTTTTGCCGCAATTGATGCAGATCGTTCACTGCTGCATTGTTTGCATTTCGCCATCTCGCCCTTCCTTCGCCTTCTTCAACAACCTACGGACAATAATAATATCATCCAAGCCCGCACTGAATACTGCATCTATGAATTCCTTTTTCGCCGTCTTGCCGTGAAAGCCGAGTGCCGCCAATGTGGATGATAGCTTTTGGCGGTATTCAGCCGAACGTTGCTTGCCTGATTTTGGTTTACTCATCTAATGCCTCCATTACTTCATTGCAATCTTCATAGTGCGAACGAGTTTTCTTGTCATCGTTCGCTTTCTACGCTTTTGTGACTTGCTCAGGTTTTTTGTTGATCTAACTCTTCGTAAATTGAGTTTGCCAGTTTTTCGTTTTCATCGGTCGGCCATACCCTGTCACATTCTGCCAGAATCTCTTTTTTTGATTTATTAGCAAACCAATCTTCTATCCAATTCCACCCACCCTCGGCAGAGCCAGTATATTCAATTATCTCATCTCGGTTATAAATGTCGCTTGAATTCATTTCAAATCTCCTTTTGTGTTAGTTGTTCGTTTCTTAATTAACTACAGTATACCACCTGTTACGTAACGACAGTGTAAACTACTTTACACTTGACACCTCAATTATAATATTCATATGGTTACTTCGTTTCACGTTGGGATTGGTGGCAATAAAGACGGTATCGGGCAATGGATGCGTTCTCTAAACGATGCTGGTATCCCCTTCCCGCTTAAATCCGTTGACGAATACGGCGTATTATTTGAGGCATTGACGGTTGGCATCGAGCGCAATATTACCAACTGGCTTGTCTACCGCATGAGTGAATTTGAACACAGCGCGGCGGGCGTGCGAGAAACGCCCGACTATACCCTCCCCCCCTACGATGCGGCCGTTAAACATTGGCTACCTATCGAAGCTGCCCTCCCTCCTGAGTTTGATAAGATGGCCGTTTACATAGAACCGTTTAACGAAATCCGCATGAAAAAATCGCCCGACGATGTGCAATATAAGGATATGAACGCCGCCGACTGGATGGGTGAATGTTGTTATCATCTGGCGACATTTGCCAATGAACGTGGGTATAAGGTTGCCTTGCCAGCGATTAACAGCGGGGAACCTGGCGAAAAAGACGCTGGCATGATGGATGTCGTCACTCAGTACAGTCAACCGGGGATGCTAAAACTCATCGCCTACGCCGCCGAACATCCTGATATGTGCCTCCTGTCAATTCACGAGTACATTTGGGACAGATATTTGCATGAGGATGAATCGTGGGCAGACTGGTATCCATATTTATTTGGGCGTTTTGAGGGGTTGATAGCCGCCGCTGACAATGCGGGGATACCACGGACATTCAAGTGCATTGTAAGCGAGTGGGGATTTGACCGCGAAAAAGCACCGCGCTGGAATGAGGCCAAGCCGATCATAGAACAATACACGGCATGGATGGTACGATGGGCGCAAATCATCGTCGGCACTACCGCTTGGACATTACAAAACGGAGAGGGCGGGGTTGACAATGACGTACAGACATGGATAGAGCCACTCATCCATTACACGATATATGAACGGCCGTTACCCGCCGAACAGCCGCAAATCACACATGAATTATTTGGATCCACCCTACCGCAACAGGAGAAACCACCGATGATTAACACGCAAACAATAGACATCCCTGAGGATGCTACAAATTTTGAGATTGGCATTGTAAACAAAAGCGGGGAGATTATCGACCCTACGATATTTTATGATGGCGAAAACCTCCCTATTCAGATCATGGTTACTAGCACACTGAGCGGCGAGATACCGCCGCCACAATTCCCCGCTATTGTCCCAAATGCTTTAGGTGTCGATGTGTCCGCTCATCAGGGCAAATTTGATTGGGAAACGGCCGTTTCCAATGGTGTCACCTATGCCATTATCAGATCATCAAATGGACTAGGCAGTACGTCAACAGATCAAAACGGCCGTGACGAACAGCTATTCAGAAACGCAGGTAGATTGACGGAGCGAAATATGCCGTGGGCAGTCTATCACTTTTTGCAGGATGGGCAGAGCATTGTCAAACAGGCGGAACTTGTCAATGATATTCTGGCAGAATTAAAGGCATTGCATATGTATCCAAAAACGGCCGTCTTTAACAATGGCGTGACATTGCCAACGCTGTTTATTGACGTTGAAAAGGCGACATTGACACCCGATCAAATTAAACTATTTGCTGATAATATCCCGTTTAGATACGGCATCTACACACGTAAATCATTATGGAATCCTATCATGGCAGGAACGGCCGTTTGGTGGGAAAATATTTGTTGCTGGGTAGCTGCATATGGTAAAAACGATGGCAGTGTTCCGCCGTGGAAACCTGGAACGCCATATGGATTTAAGCGTAATACAATTTGGCAATACACAAGTCAGGGCGGGCATATCATCGGCTCAACCGCTGGCCTGGATTTGAATATAGCAACCCCATTTGAACAGGAAACCGAACCGCCTGACATTGACCCCCCTACTGGCAAAACATACGATTTGTTGGGCTACATGATGGGCGACGGCCGTTTATTCGAGTTCCAGCTATCTGATGCCAACAGAAACGCCACAAACCAAGAGCGCAATCAAACGCAGTCTGAGGGTGAATTATTTTATATTGTCAAGGGGGAGAATCAGGGCGTGTGGGAGCGATACCATTACAATGACGAATACATTTTACAAGATACGGATACATCACCAGCCAACGCCAGCGACGGTACAGAACGATATTACCAAGTGCGGAGAGCGGATGGCGTGACTCTGGTTCCGTATACCAAACGACATATGAAAATTGGCGAGAAGTTTATCGGTTCCCCCCACTGGGTACAATTCTACAGAAAATCAGATTGTGAGCTGCATCCTGAAAACAGCGGTGAAGCCACAAATGTGACGACGCTAATTGCTCATTATGATTTTTATGAATTTGATAAATTAACAGTTGCAGATGTAGTTGTGGTTGAGTCGGGCGGAGAAACACACTGGTTTGCACGGGGATACGGCCGTGTCGCCTGGTATTCAATCTGGGGTAATGCTGAAATCAGCGAGGAGCATGCGCCAGGGCAACGGCCGGATATAGTGAGGGAGGTTATCGGGTGCTTGGATTAGTAAGACGGCCGTTCAATTCGCGGCGTATGTATTCCTGCGAATCACTCACGCCCCTCAGAACAGCAATAGCAGCTTGTGCCATAAATGTATGAACATCACCTCCGACAACTGGCATCATTGACCATTCGAGGTCATTACTATCCTGTATTTTGTCCCACCATTCACCAACTGCGGCGGTTAGCGACACTTCCAACTGTGCAATATCTGAAACTTTCATGATTTCTCCCTGACTTCAGTACGAGGCCGCAGAAACGGCCGTTTATTGGGTTGTTTACTCATAGGTAAACAAATCATCATTATCCCCGTATTCCTCTTCCCAATCGGGGGATGGGGGTGGTTCTAACAATGGCTGGCTTGAGACTTCTTCCGTTTCTGCATCGTCGTTAAATTCCAAAATACGTATATTGCTTGGCTGCTTGCTGGCAAAATTCTCATTAATCAGACTGAGGGCGCGGTATACATCCTGCTCTGCTCGTTTGTTTGCCACCCACTCCCATGTTCGGCCGTTTGGCGGATCAATGGGGTCGCCCTTTGCCCTGCTTTTGGTTGCCTTTCTGGCGACCATATCCGCCTTTTTGATGACACCGATCCCCGTTCTACATACCATCTGTTGAGCAACTAGCCAGGGGACGCCCGATTCAACTAATTTCAGATACTCGCTCAGGCGGTACGCTTTGCAAATTGAAGCGACGTCACCAGCTAAAATATGGTACTGCTGCCGTTCCTCGCCTACCATTGTACGCGGTTCATAAACGCGCCGCGTCTGGTCGGTGTCCTCATTGTCAATATACCAGATGGGTGTATCAACTTCCCGCGCCTTGCGTCGCCAGAAAGCAATTCCCAACATGACGACATTTTTCCCCTTCCAGTCCTTCCAAATATGAATTTCCCCCGTTGTCGGCAGGGGATTAGCCCCCGACATAATAGCCAACTGAGCGGCTGCAATCATACCGCTCTTGCCTACATCTTCATAGGCGGGATGAAATGCCATCATGCGATCTGATAATTCCCTAATCTCATTACGCTCCCCGTAATTCGCCAATGCCGTACCGTCTACCTTTTCTAATGCCTGCGTATTATTTTCACTCATGTTATCCTCCATAGATTGACGCATCGTTTACCGTCGCGTCATAATCCTGCTCAATTAACATCTCGTCCAATTCGACTGGCGGAAGCAAATCTTTGATCTTTTGCTCTGCCTGTTCTACATAAATAACCGCTTCAGTATCTTTTTGAGCATACTCTCTTAGGGCTTTGAGTTCCCGCTGATAATGATTTGCCCATCGTGCCTTGTATGCCCTTTGTTTGGTTGTTCCTGTGAATTGACTTGCAACGTAGTGATGTGTTACTGTTGTCATGTGATTTCTCCTGTTGTGAGAACTAGCCCGATCTTTTCTGGGAGGTCGGGCTTTTTTGTTGCCTGTGTCTACCTATTATTATACACATTTTGGACTGTTTGTCAAGTCGGCTTTACGCAGAGGGACATTGCCCTTGACAAACTATGTAATATCCATTAGTATAGAGGGCATGAGTAATGAAAAAGTATTAAAAAATGACATTGCCTATATTTTAGGCATAACTCGCCAGTATTTTTATATGCTAGGGCGCGATGGGGTTTTATCCAGTGGTGATATAACCGTTAGTGAGTTACAAACAATCGTGTCTGAGTTTGTCAAAATTAAGCAAATGCGACTGGATAAGGAAAAGGAGCAAATTGAGCGGCGGCTCAAGATAATTCAGCAGCGATACACACCCAAGCTAGAAGTAACTATGTAGGATTATCCGCATCGTCGGGATACTTGTTCCCTCTTATCCCTCCCCCTCTTGACTGGCGATGCGATCATCAATTTTGTTGTGGGGCTGCCTACCTTCTCTGGCGGCTTCACAGCAAAGCGGGTGATGTAGTCCGCTTATTGTTTACCTCCTTTTTGTTGAGGGGGCGGTTGAGATGACGGCCGTTCCCCCATTAAGGAGTAGTCTACTTTGGAGTATGTAACGTGAAATCAAGCCAGTGAGTCACAAAATTGTCAAGCAGACTTGTCTGCAACGGTGGCAACCATCTGCAATTGATGGCACTGGCTCATGGGTATATACCGATTTTTGATGGTACGTGATCTGCAACACGCCCCTTTGCGGAGATGTTTCCGGATCATCGCAAAACCGGATTTAACAACACGCCACCGGTGGCGAAAGTGGTCGCCACAATACCACCTGAGACTGAACGAGATTTGACGGCGAAAGTCAGATAGAAAGCCGCTCGGCTCTACTCAAGGTCTGATGGATTTACCAGTTGGTTCGGTTCGACTCCGGCCGGTGGCTCACACTGCGGAAACCATGACCGCCGTGTAAAACTATCCCAAATTGGTGACAGCCGGAGAGTACGGCATTACAGTATGGTTGGGTACATTTACCGCTGTTCTTAGGAAATGCCAGTGGACGCTACTTAGTGCGAGTGGGGATGGCGACTTGCGACCGCCATCTTAAATGAGCAACGTTAAACCGCCCATATTAACAGAATAATAGCGGCATAAGAAACGGACTATGCAAAATCTCATGCGGGAGATTCAAGAGGCGTCGGCCACACTGTCTCCGAGTGCAAGCGAGTGTACATAGCTGGATAGGAGTATACGCAGCCAAATTAGCGACTGGCCTATTATTCTGTTTTTAATACCTTTCCTTGCAGGAGCGATTGAAATGTATACACTTGAACTTGCGAACTGTGAACAAATACTGCTGGATGAGATTGCCGACAAGGCGATGAGGCAAAAAGACGTTGCCCAGAGCTATGCACTGGCAATACTGTCTAGCGAAAAGCCTGACTGGATAGTTGTGAATAGGGCTATCATAGGACGCTGGTCACATTCAGGATTACAGCGCATAAAAAGGATGGCGTGGTCTGGTAAATGTTTTGATGATTAACAATTTAGTCACTCGAGTAAATAAACAACACAATAATGAAATACACAATTGTACGACCCAACAAAAGAATAACCCCTTCAATGACATTTGATCGTATAATGTTGCTTCACATAATCATTATACCAAACACAACCACATGTTGCGGCCGAAATGCCGAAGGGTGGGACTTGCCATTCAGGTATACAAAGCGTGGTATGCCATCGCTCAATGAAATAATAAAAAATGAGAAGGAGTTTTGCCTAAGCTGTATTCAATCAATCAAAAAATCGCTCGAATAAATAAACAGTGTCGGAAATAAAGTATACAATTAGTTGGTGTCTGTGAGCCACCGAAGCGGCTGTATAAACTTTGAAGGACAAAATGAATAAGAATCAGCTTCCCTTGAACATTAGAGTACAAAAATTTATAGTTGGTTATTTGGAAAATCATTATCATACTGATATTTGTGACACTCAACTCCACGATGAGTTTTTCCAGGAGTTTGGGGGAAAGAGGAAACGCGCAAATTGGGGAGCAGAGCGTGTATACAAAATATCCTTTTGGTTAAAAAGACTTTTTGACGAAGGCGTTTTGGATCGGGGCATCGTCTCTCTCTCCGGAAGCTGGCACCCTGGATTTCCGAAGTGGGTATATGGATACACACTGTCAAAATCGTGGAAAGCAAATGTCAAATAGACCACACTCCTTTTGGTGTGATGAGCCACCGAGGCGGCTAAATTTTTTTGGGGAATGGAAGTGATGGATGAAAACAAGTACGAAAGGGCACCGTGCGTGAAATGCGGAGGAACATGGTTTTATAAAAGCCATAATAGTTGCGTTGCCTGCAATAGGTTAAGATCGCGCAAGTGGCACCATAATAACTATGTATCAGTTGGTATATATAGAAAATACGATACGGATGATATTTTGAAATTCATCATTGATTCATGGCAAGAAAATGGGTTCCCCCCGACAATTAGGGAGATATGTCGCGGATGTAACATCTCATCGACAAGCGTCGTGTCCTATCATTTGGATATTTTGGAAAGGCGCGGCGAGATAGAGCGCAATCCGGCCGTGTCTCGTGGGATTCGATTGTGTAACTGGCGTGTTGTTTTGGAGCCAGTAGCACAAGAGAAACTTTTGACACCATAACGTCAAATTTAGTATAATGTAGGAAGCTCGTAGGGATGGCGAACCTACAGATGAGCATTAAAAATAAGAGTGTGCGGCATCATACAAGGCATCTACCTTGTGCGCTGCGGTTTACCCCTACCAATTAGCCGTTGGTAGCTATTAAATCGCACACTCGCTTAAACCGCAGCGCACAGAGCAGATGTTTTTTTGTTACCTATCGGAGGAAAGCCATGAATAAACCAACAATGAAGCGAGAATTAGCCGTATCGTGTTCATATCCATCGACAGGAACTATTCATTTTTCAGCAACAAACGACGCAGCCAGTGATGTAGCGCAATTCGGTGTTTTGCATAGCTTTGGCGATGGTAATTACCATCTAATCGTTGATCCTCGCTATGATTTTGAGGAGGTCGAGGCGTGGATTAGGGGATATGGCGAAAATTAGCGGGGGTGATCATGAAGATAACACTGGATGACGGTCAACTAAATGTCGATGCTGTTAGAGCGATGTGGGAGCAGCCAAAATTAGCAAGTCTTGAAGATGTTCTGACGGCAGTTATTTATTTTATGGATGACATCGGTCGTGACGGATACATCGGTCATGATGGGTATATAAACTATGATCGTATTTCTGCTGCCGGCATGTTGAGATATTTGTGCAATGTAGCTATATCAGAATTGCCCTCAGAAGATAGATCCGAGGCGATGGAAGGGGCAATCTATGACACAATATGACGACTATATACAGTCTGATGAATGGGACATAAGGCGCAAAGAACGGTTGGCAATTGATGAGTATACATGTCAGGATTGCGGGGTGACGGGTGTCTCGTTAGATGTTCATCATTTAACGTATGATCGTCTGGGCAACGAGCCAATGTATGATTTACTTTCTCTCTGCCGTCAATGCCACAACATAGAGCACGGATTAGAGGCGCGGGAGTATGGCATCTGTCAAACGTGTGGCGAGTATTTAATGATAGTCATCAAAAAAATTAAAGTGCTGGGTGTCAAGTGGGTTGATTATATCTGCCAAGATGGGCATTTTTGGAGCCATAAAAATGATGAATAAACGGCCGTTACCCTCAGACATCATTGATCGCTTTGGTCATTTACCAGATGCTACACACAGAACGGGCGATGAATTTTCGTCATCTTGCCCCCAATGTGGCGGCGGCCGGGGCGGGAATGATTTATCAGACCGCTTTAGAATGTGGGAGAGGCAGGGACAAGCTAGTAGCTTTTGGTGCCGTCGATGTGGGTATCAGGGATTTACAGATGATAACCAACCTAACCAAAAACCAGACCCAGCGCGTATTTTAGAATTAGAAGAAATCAGGCAACGCGAAGCCACAAAAGAAGAACAGCGATTAAAAAACCTCATTTGTGATTTACGAGAAAAAGCATACTGGCAGGGGTGGCACGATGCAATGGGGGAGAGCCAGCGGCAGCTATGGCGCAACGAGGGCATCCCTGACGAATTCCAGGCATATTGGCAGCTAGGGTACAAAGCAGAGTATCGGGGCAGGGGGTTTGTTTCCCCTGCTATGACCATCCCTCACTTTAACGACGAGTGGGAAGCATTGACAATACAATACCGTCTATTGTCTCCGCCAACGCCATCGGATAAATATAGATTCCAGGCGGGGTTACACTCTGCCTTATGGCAAGCAGACCCGTCAACCGAAATCAAAAATAGCGTTATTGTGTGCGAAGGGATGAAAAAAGCGGCCGTTACCTTTATTGAGTTAGTAGCAAGAGGAAACGGCCGTTTTTGTATTGTCTCTGTCCCTAGCAAGATGCCAAGCCAAGAATTGATCGACGTGTTGAATAATGCAGACCCACTTTACATTGTATTAGACCCCGATGCGTTTACAGGTAGGAAGCCGGCAATAAACCGATTTGCCAAAATGGTGGCAGCACCTAAACGTATTGTAAAACTCCCCGTCAAGGCAGATGACTTTTTTACGCTACACGGTGGGATGCCAATTGATTTTATCAATTATCTGAATGTAGGAAAGCCAGTATAGAGGTTGCCATGAGTAATCAAAGATTTAGCATAACGCCAGCCAGCGCAGTATCAGATGAGAGTTTAACAGACAGCATTTATAGAACGCTGGCAGCAATTGGCCTATATGGTGATAAAAACGGGTGGTGTTGGCCGCGCCAGACTACGCTTGCAAAAATCAGGGGAGTATCAAGAAAGACAATCAATATCCACATTAAAGAATTAACTGGATTGGGCTACTTAAATATTCAGCCGCGCTACGATGAAGAAACAGGAGCGCAAAAAAGCAATATGATGCAGGTCAAATTCGATAATAATTATCAAAACGTTACGGGGGGTGTAACCCCTAGGAGGTTACAGGGGGGTGTAACCCCTAGGAGGTTACAG